TTGTTGTTTTGTATACATACCTAATTTTTGTGATAGAGTTTTTTGTTCTTTAGGTATGTAATTAGCATCTTGAAGTCGTTTGCTTTGTTCAGAAGCATTATGAGTTGCAACTACCTCATCACTAGGAGTATTAATTAAATCTAAAAAAGCATTATTTTGAAACTCACTATTTTTAGTAGGGTCTTTAATATTCATATTTAATGCTTTTGCTACATTTTCTTCAGCAACAGAAAGTTTAGTAAGCTCTCTAAATCTTGGGTCAGATTTTCTTTGGTCTGCATCAAATGCTTCTGGGTCAACTGCATATTGTTGTAATAAATCTAAATCTCCCCTTTCTTCTAATTCTCTAAATTTACTTTCAATTGCTTTCTCACGAAGTGTTCCTAGTCTAAAGGTTGTTCCAGCAGCTCCTGTTTCGTATGCTAGTTTTTTTGATTTTATAGGAGCATCAGAAAGTTTGTGTTGATTTAACATAATATCTTGTTGCAACTTATTTAAATCTAAAGAGTTTTTGTTAAATTTTTGTTGGTTAAATAAGTTTGTAACAGCATCATTAATACCCTTTGTTCTCGCTGCTTTAGCCCCAGTAGCAGTTGCAAGTAATTTTTCAGCAAGTGTTTTGTCTTTATATAAAGAATTAACATAACCAAGACCTCCACCTAATAATGTATTTATATTTAAAGAGTCCTCATAGTTAGGGTCATTAATAAGCCCTTTAAAGGGCTGATTAGTCGTTCCCAATGCTTTATCTATCATTGTATTGTAATCAAAATCTAGCAATGAATCTGCCATGTTACGCTCTCCTTACTTTTAATATGTTGCCCTGACTTGGGTTGTATGCTTGTTGTGCAACTTTACCTACTGATTGCGTTACTTGTTGTGGGCTAGCACTACTACCACCACCTAATGCTGTCATACCTAATGTAGCTAATGCTATTGGATTTTTTTCCGCAAATCCTAGTACGCTATCAAATGCCCTTTCATATAAAGGTTTTTCATAGCCTCCCTTTGCCTTTGCTATTTCTTCTGGTGTAGATTTAGTTATTTTATCAAATGCTGGATATGGTGATGTTGCTTGTGCTGTTTGTGCTATGTTAGCTACTTCATTATCAGCCATTAAAGCATCAGTATTTAATACATAGTCTGTATTGTAAGGGCTAAATCCTTGACCTGTGACCCCACCTGTTACATTTTGTAGGTTGTTTGATGTTCCTATTAAACCATTTGTGCCTACAGAAGTATTTGCACCACCTAACAGATTTGCTCCTTGATTGCCTGTGTTTGCTAATGCACCAGAACCTAAATCAAATCCCATTTTGTCAAACTCAAATCCAGAGCCAAAACCATCTGAACCACCAAACATACCACCAGTTACACCACCAATAGCTGCTGCTTTAAAAGGGTCTCTACCTTGAGCTAAAGCTAATGCTGCACCTATTCCCATTCCTCCTAATACTGGAGCACCCATTATTTACCCCCTCCACTAGAAGAACCTACTGTAGTTTGATTAATTGGAGCTGGAGCACCATAAGCCGCTGATAGATAACTTGTTAATTTACTGTATGGTTTATTTTGGTTAAACTCAAATCTAGCTATATCTGCATTTAGTTTGTCTTTAGCATACTGCTCTTGTGTCTGACCTATTCTAGCTAATTGATTTATGTCTGAATAATCTGCCATAGCCATTTCTGGAGCTAATTGAGCTGCGTTCATTTGTCTTGCTGCTTGTTGCTCTGATAAGCTACCAAGACCTTGAGCTGCTGCTAATCTTTGGTTAAATGTTTGGTTAGTAATATCACCTAATCTAGCTACTGCTTGTTCTTGCATACCTCTTTCATTGCCATAGTTACTGTAAGCTAGTTGAGCTGCTTTGTCAGTTAAAGCGTTAGCTAGATTTTCTGATGCTTGTGATTCCATTTCACCCATAGCACCTGAACCATATCTACCTGATGCTGCTGTTCTACTACCAATGTTTCTAATAGCTGAATTAAATTGGTCTACTGCTGGTTTTGCTGCACTTGCCATCATACTAGAAAAATATGGATTACCTGCTGATAGGTAATCTCCTCTTGCTGTAGCTTCTGTCCCTGCTAAAGCTCCACTAGGTATTCCTCCCCTTAATGAGCTAAAGTTTGATAATGCAGGATTTACTGATGATTGCAAATCACTAATTGTTGATTGAGCTTCTGGTACTAATGGACTACCAGTTCTTGCTCTATCACTTGCTAAACTTAATGCTGTTTTTGTAGTTGCGGATGCTGGAACATAAGTTGCTCTTGGATAATAGCTTGGAGATTGTCTTTGGTACAAATTTTTTGCTTGTCCTAAACCATAGGTTATGTATGGCAAGATAGCAGGGTCAATATTTTGTGTGGTTGTTTGTGTTTGACTACTACCACCACCACCACCACCTTTGTATTCACGCAATCCAGTAACAGGATTAATTGTTCCTGAACCACCATGTGCCTTTAGAAGATTAGCTTCCCATGTATTAACATGAGCAAGTTCAGTATCTCCCTCTCTACCTAATTTGCCTAAATCTTTAGCAAGCCAGTTATATAACCATATTTTTAACTTAATCATTCTATTTTCAACTCCATTAATTGATATTTTTTATTGAATCCGTAAAGCCTATTCCACAGTTTAGTAATGCTTTCAAATTTAGTAGAACCCTGTATTGAAGTTCCACCATTTTCTTTAACCCACTGTTTAAACTGTTCCATTCCTGCTTTTGTATTTTTACCGCCTATATAAGTTATATAAGCCACCCTGTCGTTAGGATAGTTAATCCATTGTACAGTGAGTGCTACATAACAAATCTCGTCTTTCATTACTAATAGTAATTGTTGCTGACCTTGTGTAACTAACAGTTTTAACTGACCGCTAGTAAATTCGTTGTTACCTTTGTCTAATGCTTTTTGTAATAAAGGTTCTGCAAGATACCAAAATCTTTGCACTTGATTCGTAGGCACTACATAGAGTTTCATAAAATTTATCCAACAATGATATAATCATATGTTACATCAGTATTAGATGTATTTCTATGCCCTACAACAAAGCTACCTTTAGCTTTTGTTTTAATATATGTATAGTCTGATTCTGCTGCTGCATTTACAGTTCTTGGTGATAATAAAATTACTGAATCAAAACCTGCCCTTTCATTAGCAACAGTAGTTTCTGTTACTGATGTTGCTAAAGTAAAAGTGCCACTATTATTGGTTTTACCATTCATAGCGTTATTAACTACTTCGGACACTAATCTAGCATCTCCCCCTTGATAGGGAAGTGTACGATACATTCTAGGCATTATCTATTACCTTGTGGTTTTACATCTACATCTACTGCCATAGCTGTTGTCCAGTTACCTGTAGGTTGTACATTAAATCTATGATACCTACCTGCACTTCTTAAACTGCATCTGCCTTCTGTTGTAGCAGGAACAAATGTACCAAAAATAATGTTGTCATCTAATTCTCTACGACTAGCTACTGCAACTTGTGCTGTGCCATTGTCTATTTGTGGTCTTGCTAGTGTAGCTACAGAATTGTAACCAACTTCTATGTCTGTAGTGATTAGTTGTGGTGTTGTAGACTGACCTGTAAATACTACAATTTTATCTGCCCTTGCACCTGCAAATAGAAACTTACCTCCAATAAACAATCTGGAATCTAGTGATATTACTGGCATAGTATCTATGTCTGTATAACCTAAAATAGATTCTAAAGTTTCTAATGTTTCTCCCAATGTAGCAATAGTACCTACAATATTTGATGTTGTTTCAGCTCTTGACCATTTTTGTAGCTGCCAATTATAAATAAGTATTCTTCTGTTACCATCTACATCAGCATAGTTCCATACGACAAGATTTTTAACAGGGTCTATAGCAACACTCATAGTATTAAGTTTTGTTAAATCAGCCCTACCAAAAAACCATCTATCTAATTTTTCTAATCCTATATTTGTTACTGTTTGTCCATCTGTAGAGTAAAATCCATCATCTGCTAAAAAGAAAGTAATGTTTCCATACCTAGCAACAGAATTACCTTCCAAACAACCTAGTCCATTAGAAATAGCATCAAATTGCCAAAAGAGAGGGCTACCTACATATGAACATCTAACTATAGATTTTTCT